GCCACATTTGCAACAATCCCGCCGGGGGTTACGGTAGTTTGTGTTCTAGTGGATAACACAATAAACACGGCAGCGTCTTGGAAGTTTTTATTTCAGTTTCCGCAAGTAACAGGTTCAACTACGGGGTCTGTACTGCTTACCTCCCCAACACTTGCGGCGGGTATTGCGACTGCGGCGAGAGCACCGCTCAAGTACACTTCCGGTACTAACCTGACAACGGTTGAAGCAGGGGCTAAAGAATACGATGGTGTGGTGTTTTTTGCTACGCCTAACACAACGTCGGGCAGGGCGTATCAACCATCCACGCACATTTTTCGGTTAGCTGCAAACGGTGCTGCAATCGGCCCTGCCATTGCCAACTTTTTTGGGGCTACTAGTGCCATTAACTTGGTGGCTAATGGTTTTTACGAAATTGAAGCGCACTGCTATTTCTTAAAAACTACAGCAGACATTGTTACGGTCACCGTTACAACGTCAGTTGCTCCGCTTAATTTGAACGGAGTCATTCAAACCGGCGCGATCACTGGTGGCACGGCAACCGGCGCGGCGCAGCAAATCGCGCTGTTTAGCAGCACGGCAACAGGGTCGGCGTTTGGGGCAACGGGAACATTGACCACAGGCGTTAATCACTACATGAAGATTTCACTGATTGTTGATGCAGCGGCTTCCAACAGCAATCTGCGGATTAACTTCACCTCTGGTTCTGGTACAGTCACACCATTGCGCGGTTCTTACTACAAAACTACCCGCTTACCGGCGGCTAACACTGGCCTATTTGCGGCGTAACTACTATGTGGACTGTTACTGCCTTGTATACCCAACAGCAAGAAATACTTACTGTTGCTTGGCTGGTAGAAATTACAGATGGCGTAAACACGGCAAGAAGGGGCGGGGAAACTAATTTATCCAAACCTTACGAAAACCTTACCGAGGCGCAAGTGATTGAGTGGGTCAAGGAAGCGTTAGGAGCAGACAAGGTAACTGAGATTGAAACTGATCTAAACAATCAGATTCTGTATATGCAGACCGAACCTGTTAAGTCTATTTTGTTGCCTTGGAGTCAGTAAACAATGTTGGGGTTCCAGCCTATATCGGCTGCACCTATAAGCGCAATTATACGTCCAGCCGTAATTCCACCACCTACACCATCCGGCCTCGGTTCAACAATTGCTATTCGATCTTTTTACTTAGCAATTGCCATCCGATCTTTTACTAGGAAATTCTAATGTCTATCAATCTCAAAGCAATCACTTCTCGACTTGGCTACGAACAGATTACCAATTTGACTTCTGCTGTCGGCCTGACCGTGCCGCACCGCGATGTAAACGGATTGTCGTGCAAACCGACCATTGCAATCATCATTGCCGCTGGGAGCCCTGTTCGCTGGCGCGATGATGATGTTAATCCCACCGCGTCAATTGGAATGCCGTTACAAGATGCTGTAGCTCTCCAATACGACGGTGATCTGACAAAGATCAAGTTCATTGAAACTTCCCCCGGCACTACGCTTAACATTTCCTACTACGCTTGAGGTAGCCATGATCAATTACAGCGAGGGTGGAAAGATCAACCCGGCCAAATTTCTTGAGTACATCGCCAAGCAGTTTCCGGTTGACTTGGCGAACATGATCAAGACACGCGACGAGCTTGCCCTGCGCCAAGGGTCGGTCAATGCGGCCAAGGATGCCGTTGCGGATCGTCAGAAGGCCGCTGACGAGCTTGTTGCGGCTCGGACTGAGGCTGACACCCTGCGAGCCGGTGCAAAGGCTGTCAACGAGGCTGCGACCAAGAAGAAAAAAGAACTAGACGAGCGTGAAATTACGCTCAACGCCAAGCAGGAAACCCTCAACGTGCTGAACATCACCCGCACCGAGGTGTTGGATAAGCAGCAAAAAGAGTTGGAAGCCAAGGCGCAGGCATTGGCTGACGAGCGTCTGAGCTTGGACAAGTTGGCTGAAGCACTCAACGCCGACCGTCAGGAATTCGACGCTCGCGCCAAAGCATTTCAGGACAGGGTTGCATCTCTCAGTCTTTAAGGTAATATAACGGCACTAGCCCCGACGGCTAGGGATTCCACGGAATCGAAATGGAAGAAAGTGAAAACCTAGCGGGTGAAATTCCCGCGTCGGAACCGGAAGCCACGGCAGCACCGGAACCCGAATCCGCGCAAGGCGCGGAAGCAGTAGATACGCCGGTCGCTGAGCCCAAGACCTTCACACAAGAAGAACTTGACGCAGTGGTCAGTAAGCGCCTCGCAAGGGAGCGCCGTAATTGGGAACGCAGTCAGCAACCGGCACCCGCGCCTGCTGTCAACCTCCCGCCGATTGACCAGTTTGAGACTGTCGATGCGTATGCAGAGGCAAGGGCGCTCCAACTGATTCAACAGCGCGAGCAGCAACGGGAGCAGGCGCAGATTCTGGAAGGCTACAACGAGCGTGAGGAAGCGGCTCGGGAGAAGTTTGACGACTTTGAACAGGTCGCCTACAACCCGAACCTGAAGATCACGCAAGTCATGGCCCAGGCGATTCAATCGTCTGAGGTTGGCCCCGAGGTGGCGTATCACCTTGGAACCAATCCGAAGGAAGCTGAACGCATTTCCAAGCTCGCGCCGATCTTGCAGGCACGAGAAATTGGCAAGTTGGAGGCTAAACTCTCCGATGCGCCGCCGGTGAAAAAGACATCTTCTGCACCTGCACCGATTTCGCCAGTGAAGGCTCCCAGCAGTGGGGGCACTGTTTACGACACCACCGACCCACGCTCAATCAAAAACATGAGCACGTCGGAATGGATCGAGGCAGAACGTCAACGGCAAATCAGACAGGCCAAACGCTAATAAGGAATTGCCGTGGCAAACTCACTTCTTACCATCGACATGATCACCCGCAAGGCTCTGGAAATTCTGGAGAACAATCTGGTGATCACCCGCAACATCAACAAACAGTACGATGATTCGTTCGCCGTCGAAGGCGCGAAAATCGGCTCAACCCTCCGCATCCGTCTGCCCGACCGTGCGCTGGTGACTGACGGTGCCGCCCTGCAAGTGCAGGACGACAACGAGCAGTTCACCACCCTGACGGTCGCCAGCCAGAAGCACATCGGCGTGAACTTCACCAGCGCAGAACTCACCCTGTCGCTTGATGACTTCGCTGAACGTGTTCTCAAGCCTCGCGTTTCGCAACTGGCAGCATCGGTCGATCTCGACGTTGCCAGCGCCTACCGAGGCATCGCCAACTCGGTCGGCACCCCCGGCACGACCCCCTCGACTTCGCTGGTCATGCTGCAAGCCAACCAGAAGATGAACGAGTTTGCCGCACCGTCGTCCCCGCGCTATCTGACCGTCAACCCTGCCGCCAATGCCAACTTGGTCGAAGGCATGAAGGGTTTCTTCAACCCCACCGACATCATCAGCAGCCAGTTCAAGAACGGCATGATGGGCACCGGCATTCTTGGCTTCGATGAAGTCAACATGAGCCAGTCGATCAGGCTGCACACGACCGGCTCGCGTGCAGGTACGATTCTGGTCAACGGTGCCGTCAGCACCCAAGGTCAGGCGACCATCAACCTCGACGGTCTTACTGGCGCAACTGACACGGTTACCGCTGGCGATGTGTTTACCATCAACGGTGTGTTTGCGGTCAACCCGCAGACTCGCGAGTCCACCGGCTCGCTTCAACAGTTTGTTGTGACCGCCGCGCAGACCGCTGCTGGAAATGCTTTGGCAAACATGGCAATTTACCCGCCGATCTACACCCCGGCGAGTGCATTGGCTACCGTCAGCGCCTTCCCCGCTGACAACGCTGTAGTGACGTTCCTCGGCGCTGCATCCACGAGTTTCCCGCAGAACATTGCCTACCACAAGAACGCGATCACGATGGCGACCGCCGACTTGCTGCTGCCGCAGGGTGTGGACATGGCCTCGCGTCAAGTTCACAACGGTATGTCGATGCGTATTGTTCGCCAGTACGACATCAACAATGACCGGATGCCTTGCCGTATCGACATTTTGTACGGTTTCAAGACGATCCGTCCTGAAATGGCTTGCCGGGTTTGGGGGTGATCCATGGCCTATAACACAGGCAATATTGTCAAAGCATCGGTTATCAGCATCACGCTGTCACCGGCTGCCGTGGCGGCAAACACGACTGCTGAACAGACGTTCACGGTCAACGGTCTGGCGGTTGGGGATTGGGTCGGCGTCATCAAGCCGACCAACCAAGCGGGGCTTGCGGTTGTCAATTCGAGAGTGTCAGCAGTGAACACGCTGGCAATCTCTTTTGGCAACTTCACCGCCGCCAGCATCACCCCGACCGCAGCGCAGGTCTATTCCGTCATGGTCGCAAGACCTGACGCCCCGATTACCGACGGCAATATCTAAGGAGATATATCATGCCCGGACTTCCCGTATCTGGTGGTGGATTTCAATTCACCGACGGCAACAACAACGACCCTTTGCTTTATGTTCAGCAGATTCCTGTTCAAACTGCATCCGTAACCGCAACCCTGACCCCCGCCCAGATTTCGGGCGGTGTTCTGGTTGCCAGCACCGGCACCACCGCTGCCACCTACACGCTGCCGACGGTGGCAGCACTGGAAGCCGCCCTCCCCAACGCCAACAGGGTTGGGCACGCGCTTGAGTTGAGCATCATCAACCTTGGCACAACCCCCGCCAATATTACGCTGGCGGTCGGTACGGGTTGGACGATTGTCGGCTCGGCGACCATTGCCTTCTCCACCTCGGCGTACATGGAACTGGTCAAGACCGGCGACGGTAGTTGGACTTTGTACCGTCAAAGCTGATAGGATGGGGGCCTTGGCCCGGGCCTTGGCCCGGCCTATCGGCCCCCTCCTCGGATTGACTCATGGCGACGACTGCATCAGACCAGATCAACGGTGCGCTGCGGCTCATAGGCCAGCTTGCCGAAGGCGAGGTGCCCTCTGCCGCAACCGCGCAGGATGCGCTGTCGGCTCTCAACCAGATGATCGACTCATGGAACATCGAGCGGTTGTCTGTCTACAGCACTCAGGATCAGATCTTCAACTGGTCGGCCAATATTGCGACTCAGACGCTTGGGCCGACCGGTAGTTTTGTCGGCAACCGCCCGGTGATGATCGACGACTCGACGTACTTCCGCGACCCCGCGACGAACGTCAGCTACGGCATCAAGATCATCAACCAGCAGCAGTACAACGGCATCGCCGTCAAGACGGTCACCAGCACCTACCCGCAGGTGATGTTCGTCAACATGACCTACCCCGATGTCACGATGACCGTG